CTTTAGTAGCTGAATCAGATGCCATGTTATCTTCATCTAAAAATGCAGTACCACTTATACCAGTATCAATAACTGGACTTGTTAAAGTTTTATTTGTTAAATCTTGAGAACCTGTTAATGTTGCAACTGTTGAATCAATTGCTATATCATTTGCATTAGCTGTAATACCTGTACCACCTACAACATCTAATGTAACATCACCTGATGTTCCACCACCTGTTAAACCATTACCTGCTACAACTGAAGTTATATCTCCAACAGGAACTGCATCTACATAAGCTTTAATTGCTTTTGCAGAAGCTAATGTATCATCACTAGCTGAAACAGTAGTTAAATCTGTATCTACAGAAGTTACACCAGTTGAAGTACCTATAACTAATGTATCTGTATTTAAAGTACCATCAAAATAACCATCTTTAAATTCATGTGTAGATGAACCTAAATCAATATCATTATCTGTTGCAGGTTTAATTACACCATCTAAAATATTTAATTGTTCTACTGCACTTGAACCAACATCTATATAAAATTTTATATGGTCATTAGCTGTATCTATTGAAATTTTATTTAAAGGAGTTGCTAAACCTGCATCACCTATTAAAGAAATTACTGGACCTTCTGCTGCAGTACCATCATGTTTATGTCCTGTACTATTATTAAAAGCAGCTAATAGTTGGTCATATTCATTATTGAATATTGCTGCTGTAATAGTATTACCATCTGTAATAGTACTTTGTCGTGTATATCCTGCCATAAATTATCTTCTTCCTCCTGCTATAAAAGATACAAACATTCCATTAACTGAATATGATGCATCTTTATCATTTGTAGTAAATCTAAAACTATTAGAGAATCCACTACCTGTTACTAAAACTCTTTTACTTGGTAATGTTACTGCTCCAAAAATTGATGTTCCAAACTTAGATGTTGCAGCACCAAATAATGCTGAACTACTTAAACAACCAATTGAAAATTCTCCTGGTTGTGGTACATCAGTAGATTCAAAATCATATCTAATTCTTAATTTTAAATTACAGTTTGTTCCTTCTGGTTCTAAATTTGTTTTAACTGCATACAAACTTTTTCTTAAACCATTATCACCATAATCCATATCAGGTGTTTGAAATCTTGCATTTATATTTGCACCATCAAAATCATTTCCTGAATCTAATGAATAAATATAACCAGATTCATTTGCACCAAATTGTACTTCTGTATTAGAAGTATTTAATGCTGAAGAACATTTTCTAATTTCCATTCCTAATGTTTGGCTCCATTCAAAAGCAGGAACACCATTAGAATCAAATTTAAAAGTTCCTATAATTCCTTTTTGAGAAGAAGAAGCTTGACCAGATTGAAAATAAAATAATCTGTATTGACTTCTTTCTCTTATAACCATACTATCAAGTTTATAGTTAGCTATATTATCTAATAAATCATTTATTACTGGTAATATTTTTCTACTAATAGAACCTATTTCAACATCACCAATTCTAGCTGTTCCAGCAACTGTTCTTAATCCATCAGGTGCTAGAAAAACTAAGTCTCCACCTATCTCTTGAATTGTGTTACCATCTACACAACCTATATTTTTAGTTACTGATTTAAGTATAGGGGTAGAATCTAGGTTTGTCAACTCAAATATACTATTTTTACAGAATATAACAAGAGTATTTCTAAAGACTTTAATACCTACAATAACATCTCCAGTATCTATTGTACCTGCAGAAGAACCAGTAAAATTATATGGTTCTAATCTAGTACTATAAGCAACTGTACTATCTGAATCTGATTGACCAGCTACTATTAATCTTTCAGCATATATAGTACATCTTTTAGGATTAATAGGAGAAGACCTTTCTAATGTTTCAAAATGAAATACATTACTTCCACCTGAAGTAGTTATTTGAAATTCAGCAATTTTATTTTGACTATCTGTTATATATAAGGTACCATAAATACCTTCTGATTCATAATTAACAAATTGACAATTCGTTTGATTTGTTCTAGATGAGACTGTTGCACTAGATAAATCTGAAGAAGACATACCACTTTTTTTAACAGCTTGTCCACTTATAGTTGTAACTACATTATAATCTAATGTTAATACTGTATCACTTGTTATAGATAAAACTCTATAGTTAACATTATTAATTTGTATTCTATCATTAACAGCAAATTCTGTTGTAAAAGCTGTACTACTTCCAGTTACTGTAGCACTACCTGCTGTTACAGAAACTGTTCCTGTTTTAGTTTTATAAGTATCTTTATTTATTTGAGTCCAATTAATTCCATCAGTACCCCAATAAATATCATCACCTTGACAAACAACAACTCCATTTGCATAAGGAGTTAATCCTTCAATTAATTCAGTTGAAACACCTGAAGGTACTGTTGCACTAGCACCACCTAATTTTGTATAACCACTTACTCTTCTATAACCTCCTGTTGTAGAAGATTCAAAATTTTCTAATATAGTTGCTGCACCTGGAGTTCTAAATAATGCGTGAGAACTTGAAACTAAATCTAATCCTCCTGCAACTGTAATTGATGCACCTTGTGTTGGCATATGTTTTTAATCCTTATGGTAATAAATAAGTAAATCTTACATCTGACATATATTGTGGTTGTGGTGAATTTAAATTGTCAGCCATATTCTGTAATCCTTTTTTATATTCATCTAAAGCTAATTGTGATTGAGCAATATTATCTTTAAATTGATAAATATAATATCTAGCTCTTGCTAGTAAAACTGGTTTGTATTGTTCTGGAAATAAAACTGTATCTGTATCTGCTGATAAAGCAGAAGGTCTATTATAAGCAAAGAAATAAATTCTATAAACTCCATCAGGTATAGGAGATAATCCAAATCTTCTACCATCTGAACTTCTAATAACTCTTAAAGGAGTTCCATAAGTTTGTGAATCAGATTTATCTAATTCTTCTGCTTTAGCATAATTATTTCTCCATACTGTAAGAGTAGTAAAAGCTAATTTATTAATTGTAAAAGGAGCTGACTTACCTGATACTCCTTCTGTTGTAGCAGTAAATGCATCCCAGTTAACTGAATCATAATCTGAATCTACATTTGTAGAACCAGTTTTTAATAAATACCATCTAGTTCCTGCAGCAGTTTCTACAAAAGTATTACCATAATATTCATTTTGAGGTGTACTTGTACTTAACCAAGACCAATCATCTACAGCATCTACTATATCAAAGTATGCTCTATTTACACAATTAGCAACTTGTTTTTGTATTCCTACTGCTGTACTAATAGATGTTAATTCAGGTTCATTTAATTCAACTAACAATTCGTTAGTCATTGCTAAATATGTTTTTGCCATAAATTTTTAACAGTTCCAAGCTCTTAAAGCTTTATTAATTCTTGAGTTAGGGTCTCTTGCTGTTTTAGCAGAAGTTAATTTTTTCTTCATACCTTTCATTCTAGCACAGAAACTCTTTCTTCTTTTGTTACCTACAACTTTACTTGGTGCTTTAAGGTTTCTTTTCTTACCAGTTTTAGTTTTACCTTTATTGTAAGAAGCTCTTCCTTTAGCATTAAGCCCACCTTTAGGATTTTTTCCTTCTTTACGAGTCCATGCAGGTGATGACATTAAACCCATTTGAATTAAACTATTATTGCAATAATTAAAATTATACCAAATACAATAACAACTTTTTTATGTTCATTCCAAAAATGAGTTGCTTCACTCGCCATATTTTTTATTTTTTCCATAATAGTTCCTTTATAAGTTAGTTGCTAGGGGATATTGCTACCCCCTAACAATGATTAGATTATCAATCTAAAACATAGATTATTCTTCCAACTGCTTCTGTTCTAAGAGTTTTTCTACCGAATACTAATAATCCTCTTACGATATCAGCAAAAGTAGAGTTACTTCTTAAAGACTCAACAATTTTCAATGCAGAACCACACGCAACTCCACTCATTTGACCGAATGAAGCACAAGGTTGTGTAGCTGAACCTGCAGGTGTAGCACCTGACAAGTCATGCGTTTTACAATTGTTTGATTTGTACATTTGGAATCCTCTAACAAGACCTGATGCAACTAAACCATTTCTTAAAGAACCTTTACCAGCATTAAAATCTACTGATAATAGTTTAGAAGATGTGTTAGCTAATGCATCATACCACTCAGGTGCTGCAACAAACCATCTACCTTCTTCAGGTACATTTTGTTCGTCAAGCAACTTAGCAGCAGTAGACATCTCATTTAAAGGGTCAACTTCACCAGTAGTGAAACCTACATCAATCGGAGTTGAAGTAGTTCCTCTTCTGTTAGCAGCTAATACACTATCATCATGAGCAATATGATGAAGAATATTTTCATCCATTGCATCTTTTAGTTTATATGCTGCGTTGTCAGAAGCGACTGACTGAAAGTTAATATGCGAGAATTTCTTCTCGATATCATCTAGTTGAAATTGAAAGTATTTAGCTTGGTCTACAGTTAGAACAAGCTCGTTGTCTGTTAGTGCTGTACTTGAAGTGGATGCACCTCTAGTATAATCACTTACAGTTATTTGGGGTTCTTGTACTATATTGACAGTATCTCCGAAAGCTTTAATCTCACCCATGTAATCTGTGTTACAGATTGCTTCAGCAACTGAAGCTTTTCTAAGTGCGATTTGTACTTTCTTCGAATATATTTCTGGTACCCAGAATGTGTTTGCTTGAGAACCAGAAGGATTTTGTCCACCAAAGTTAGTAGTTGAACCACCTGCGAAATGTGCCATAATTATGACTCCTTTTCTTTGTTATTGGTTGATAAAAACAGAAAATTAATTATTCGTTAATTAATCTTCCTTCTTGTTGAGCTATCATGATATCTTTTTCATATCTTTCAAACTCTTGGTCTGACATCTTATTGATATCAGATTTTCTCCATACCTTCTTTTGAGTAGTTGGTTGCATTTGTTCGCTAGTTTTAACTAACAAATCTGCTCCACCTTTCTCATTATTAGGTGTAGAGGTAGTAGTTTTTTTATCTAACCCTAGTCCTCGGTCTTGCTTATATAAGTCAACTGCTCTTGCAGCAAGTTTGCCATCTGAGTTATTCTCATAAATCCATGATTTAATTTCCATGGGTTGTGAGTCTGCCCAGTTATGAAAATCATCTGATTCTTTAATATCATTAAAGTCTGGATGAAGTTTCGATAACTCTAATTGAGCTTCTCTTTGAGCTAAAGCTTCATTTCGCTTTTTCAAAGAGCTAACTTCTTCCTGCAAATCTTTCATCTCATTTTGAGATTGCAAGTGAGATACAGTTTCCACCACTCCATATATGTCAGGATAATCTTTTTTAAAAGCATTTAATTCGTCAATACTTTTAGGTGGTGTATACTTAGGTCGGTTCTCTCTAATCTGTGATTTGAGGTCTCCTTCTTTAGATGTCCACTCACCAAGCTTCTTGTCATAATATCGCTTTAGGTCATCATATCTTTTTTTATAGTCAACTTTAGTATAAGGTTTAGCTTCAACATTTAATGCTGATTCTTGTAAGACCTTATCCGAAGTAGCCGAATCTGTTTCAGGTTGAGTTTCTGGGTTGACATTATTGTCAGTCGCATATTCAAAACCTGTCTTAGTTTCGGTGTTGGCTACTGCTGGTCCACTATCTGCATCAACAAATTTCTTTGGCATTACATCTTCTGTGTGCCAATATTTGTTGCGATTATATGGATTCGCAATGACTTCGTTAGTTTTTCCTTCGTTTTCATTACTCATATTGTTCCTCCTTTGGGCTTCTTTTACTGAAGGTAGCAAAAAAAGGGGTTGTTGTTAATTTGAAAACAAAGCTACAAGGGCTTCTATTTCTAGAAGGTAGCTTGTTTATTCATAGGGTACCATCCCTAGAATTCTGTTATGCTAATAAAGACTCTTCTTCATTAGCCATAGTAGCAGCATCTTCTTGCTGTACCATACCTGCATCATAAGCTTCTTCAGCTTGTTTCATCATCTTTCTTAATTTGTCTATACCAATATTCTTAACAGCTTTTGCTGTAAAGACAAACTCTCCATCTGATAATAATGCTGGGATTGAATCTGAAGTTCCTGTTCCTGGTCCTTCTACTAATTCATCCTCTGTAAATTCTGTTGCAACTATTTTTGGAATAATAGCTTCTAATTCTGGATGCATTTCTACTGCTTCATCTAATACTTTTTCTTCTTCTTCTGATAACATAGAAGTATCTAATACACCATCCATATCTCCCATATCATCTTCTGCTTCCATTTCCATATCAGTTTCTGCTATTGCATCTTCATCTAATACTGGAGTATCAAAGTTCATACCTGTAGGTGCCATTAAAGGTTCTTCTACTTCAACATCTTCTTCTACAATATCACCTTCTGCATAAGCTTGATAATCTTTTCTTCTATCATACTTTTCACCTAATGCAGCTTGACCACCAATTGATAAAGCTAAAGGTGTTTGTTCTGCAATTTGATTTTCATCCATTACACCACCTAATGCAGCAGTTACTACTTTTTTATTTTTCATTTCTTTTAATTTTTGAATATTTCTATCCATCACACTTGTATCTTTGTTATCAGCTCTAGCAATTTCTTTTCTAATTTCTTCTCTTTCAATTTGAGCATCTATACTTTTATTTTGAGCTATATCACTTTCATCAGTCATATATTCCCATGCTTCTTCATCAATAGTATCTATCTCATCTCTACCAACTTTATCACCTCTGTTATATCCTTTTCTATATTTACCAATACTATCTAATAGTCCACCACTTGCTACTGATATAGTTCTAGCTTTTTTCTTCATAGGTTTTTCGTTGTTAAATTTTTCTTTTGATTTATTTAATAAAAAGTTTTTAAAATTTTCATCAGACATTTTTTCTTTTAAAGCTTTAATGTCTTCTTTATTTTCAGGATTATTTAAATACTTTTTAACATCTTCTACAGAATGAAAACCACCATGTTCAAATCTTGTTCTATCTTTACCTAACAATCTAGAAGGCATACCTTGTCTTGCAGACGCAGGACTATCAACATCATAAGCAGATATTCCTGTATCTTTTTTATTTTCTTCTCTTGAACCAAGAGGTCTATTCATTAAACCACCAGTAGCCATATTAACTGGTTTCATATAACCACCTTTTTTATTAGGTCTTCGTAAAGTTTTTAAAAGGTCTTTACCTTTATCTTTCCATTTAAGAACTTCTGAAACTTTATAACCATTAGAGGTTAATAGATGTTTATCATAATCTGTCATATTCTATTCCTTAGTGTTTATTATAACAATGCAAGTGTTATTAGTCAACACTTTTTCTTAAATCGTTTACTTGACTAGGCAGGTTCTTCAGTCGTTCCAGAAAATTCCATCTCCCCTGGCATTGGTGGATTGTCTGAACCTCCTGGGATTTCGCCATTTCCTGTACTGTTTGGTCCTGCACCTTCTGGAGGTACTCCTGCAGGTTGACCCATTCCTGCGAGTTGACTAGGGTCAATAGCTTGTTGGCTAGTTCCTTGGTTAACATTTTGATATCCTATTATTTTAGCATGAATTTCTGCTTCATCTTTAGAGTTAATAATTTCTTCAGGGTCTAAATCTAAAGAGTATGCTAACTCTTTAATGACTTCTGATATTCTAACAAATGGAGCTATCTGTGGATTTTGAATTGTTTGTAAGAACATTGTTAGTCTTTGACTTCTAACTTCTTTTCTCATCAAAGAAGAACTACCTGTTGCTTTAATTTCAAAATCTCCAATGATAGGTAACTCACCTTCATAGAATTGCATATTCCATTGGAACATAGATTCTCCTAAAGGTTTAATTAAACTATCATCTATATTTTTAATTACTGTTTTTATATTTAATGATGCAGCACCCATAAGCATTGACATACCTGATGCTGTTCTTGTCATACTTTGT